TTGCGTCGGTGTGGTTACCTGATGCAAGAAAGTCAATGAATGTACCTAGTTGGTCTTCATCCATCGTATCTAATACTCTACCGTTTATCTCTGATCCTGCTTGTAGGTCCAGTTGCATATACTTCATCCTTCAATTTATTTAATATCCCTAAGCATACACGACACTTAGGGTTTTGTCAAGCTATTTTTTAATTCAAGATCGGGTATTATAATCCAAAGATATACCATGCTTTAATTTCCACTTGTTCATGACAACTTCGTACCAGTTAGGGCTGTTGGTGCGAAGAATGTCGACTGGTGTTTTACGATCAGCCATCTGTTCAGCATATCGCTCTACAGTCATATAAGAACCGATCAACTCTTTTTGAAATACTGCTTTAGTGATTGGTCCGGGATGCTTGAATCGAGCAACGAACAAAGGCATCGGAATATCTTTCATAGTTGGATGACACGACTCTATTCCAAGAGTTTCGCCGTAAGTCTTCTGACCATCATATGGTCCTTTGTACATTAGGTAACCACCGCTATATTCGAAGTTCTCTTTAAGGAAAGTGTTCATAATATAATTTCTCTTTCTTGGTTAATGAAGTACTATTATACCACAAATAGAAAGATTGTCAAAGCTTTTTTTTTGAAGCTACTGCAATTTAATTAAAATAAATCGAAAATAAAGCTTGACAGCCACAGGGTAGCCTGTTATAATGCACTTAGAAGTTTTTAGCGCATCAATGAATTGTTTCAGTGTCTTTATTAGGAAAGCTTAGGACGTTGGTCGTTGACACTCCAGCATCTACGCTTGTTTTTTCTTCGGACATCTCCATAAGAGTTTTTTCTAAGTGAGCCTGCATTCGAGCATCTTCACGCGCAAACTGGTGTTGACGATCAAGAGCATTTTTGTGCATGGAGATAACAGCCTGCGACCATTCAATGAAAAGACCTCTATTGACCTTATTAGTAGAAAGAATATGTGCCGAGTTAAGAACAATCAATTCAGAATGTGATTCTACAAAACTACACCATGGTCGAAATATAAAGAATGCTTCATCTGTTTCTGCATCATAACCACCAACCACTTGCATAGCATTTCTGACAATCATATCAGGTTGATTATCATTACTCCATTCTACTACTTCGCATACGACTTCATTACCATTGACTAGTTTAAATTGTGCTATGTCTGGATTTTCTATCATTATATATCTACCTGAGTTATCTTATATTCAAATTGCTCTGCTTTATATATCTTAATTCTTTCTGCACTATGGCGAAGCGTAAAGTTTGCTTTCTTTTCTAAATGTAAATCATCTGCAATGTCATATAACTTAGCAGTTGTACCGTCATCACTTTGCCTTAAACCTCGTCCAATAGACTGTAGCACACGTATTTGGGATTTGCTCGGACTCGCGAATATAATATTATGCAAATTTCTAATGTTAATACCAGTAGAAAAGGTACCAAGAGAAGCGACGATAATAGAATTAGGATGCTTATCAACAATATTACGGATATGTTCTCTATCAGTTGTATTAGTTTCGCCGCTAACATAAAATAATCTTTGACCCTCTTTCAGTTTACTTTCAATTATATCCCGAAGGACTTTGCCATGCCTATCAACCAGATTGAATAGAACGAGAGTGTTTCCTTTCTGAGCGATTGCCAGATTCGCGATAAACTTGTTCCGCTTTTCGTAAGATACGATAAAATCAATTTCTTCTTGATAAGTTCTTCCTTCTGTCAGTTTACAGTATTCTTCGCTGTATTTCAATAGTATTATATCTATACTTAATTCAGCGAGTGTTTTATTCTTTTGGAGTGCGTGAGTGGTTGTTACTCTATGCACTGGTCCGAATAGCCCCTCTAGTACTAATTTATGTACTTGCGTACCGTCTAATGTGCCCGTAGTTCCCCACCGATATTCAGCATTTTTTGATTTATTCATGATCGATGATAGTGACTTAGATTTAAAGCCGTGGACTTCATCGCCAAATATAGCACCATAATCATTGAACCAAACAGGATGCAATTTATAGATAGATTGCCAAGTTGTCACAATAATGCGCTTATCTGTCTGTTTGTCTTTACCAGAGTATATCTTATGAACCTCATTGTCAACGTCCATTCCGTACGATTTAAAATCAGCGTACATCTGCTCAACCAAAGACGTAGTAGGAACAATGACAAGAATTTTTTCATCGTGATTTTTAAGATACCATTGCATAAGCAAATAGATTATAAAAGACTTACCTGAACCAGTCGGTGATATAAGAACACATCGTTTATATTGAATTGCATGTGTTATCGCATCATACTGATAGTCGCGAGGTTTGAACGGAAGATTCAAAGTATCCATCCAATTCATAGTCTCTACATGATTGAGTTTGTTGGTAGAGTACGGGAAACCGAATGGTCCTTCTTCCACCTTGATGCCATACCCTCGTTGCATCGCAAATTTCTTGATCGCGTAGTATAAACCCGCATTAATCTCACCAGTCAGTTTATTTAAAAGTCTGACTTTACCATCCCATCTTTTGGCACGAACCGCGGGCATGAACTTAGCACCCGGGACTTCGAAACAAAAATACTCGTTCAACTCTTGTACAATGCCAGGCTCGCACTCTACTAATTGTAGATATGCATAGTCTTTCATTTTGAGTCTAATTACCTGCATTTTTCAAAAGTTCCCTGTTCTTCTTAGCGTCTTTTTCTAGTTTGTCGTAATACTTTGAGATCGTCACTTCACGAAGATTCGGATCGAGATAGCCCCGATCAATACAATAATCGATATGATCTCTAGCATTATCTAGCAAAAACTTATCCCTCGGTTTTTCGCCGCTCTCGTCGTACTCCATGCCCACTAGAATCCTGCCTCAAACTGTTTCCAGCGAATAGCGTTACCAATTGTTTGGTGTCGCCATTTTATGTTTTCGAGTATTTCTTTTAGGACATCGCAACCTTCTTTCTGCAATAAGATACGCGCTTCGCTCTTCATGATTTCTGGATCGCTATTGTAGTAGTAATCCATCTCCCCTTTTAGTACACGAAGACCATTAAAAGGATCAGGATTCCAACCCTTCTTCTCGATTTCTTCTTGAGACATTTTACCGTGATACCATTGCCACTTGTCTTTCAATAAGTGTTTCTGTCTAAATTCTAAATCTTTTAATTTAAGTCTAGAGTCTGACAGCATGGTAAGATATTTGGAGTGAAGTCTGGGTGTCTCCACAGAGGCTACATCTAATGCGTTAAATTCAATTTCGCAGTCTTTTTTCCAGTCTGCTAGTATTGCTTGTAAATCCATAATATTCCACCTTGTTATTCAAAATCAAAATAATCATATCTAAATGAGATCGGGAATGTTATGAACGCTCCGTCACTCGTAGCTGTAAACGTAATGTCACCTAATGAAATAGGATATGCGTTCACATACTTAAATGACCTACTAGCATTGTTTGAGCTTGTTAATACAAGTAATTGAATATCTGCGTACTGGCTAGCGGTATCACTATTATATAGCGATCCAGTATTAGGTGAATTTTTGGTTTCGACAACACGTTTCATCCATTGAAACATCTCTTCATAGACAACCATCTTTTCGTCTAGTAGAATGTCCATCGATAACGTACCGAATGTCAGAACGTCACCCGGCATAGTTAGAGCCGTTCTTGGAAATCCAAGATCAGCTTCGCCCAACTCTACGCTTGGATGCATAACTTGCTGTGCGAAGAATGAAATGGCAGGATAATCTTTACGTGAAATTACCAATTTGAATTGATTGGCTGTGAGATAGTTTGGGTCGCAAGTAAAATCAGTGTTAGTAGTCATAGTATCATTCCGAGTTATATAGACTTATTTATAACGGTTGACAACAACTTTCGATGTGATATAATAGTACTTCATTAACCAAGAAAGAGTAATTATATGACTCCAAAACAACGAGAACGAGACAATCTTAGAAGTAAAGCCTATAATGATTACAACAATTGTTCAGTGCAAGCCGTTGCGAAAACATGTAATGTAGACATTATAACAGCTTTCGTTGCTTTAAAGAGACAGGGGCGAAAACATAGTTGTTCGGCTCATAGAATGGATATAGTGAGAGCCGCAAGATCGCTCGGAGTGAAGGTGACTAGTTCTAGATTTGATTCTAACATAATGGATCATCGCTGGACAGCACGATCATTGCCCGAGTCATTGTCGACCGGCAGACATTTAGTATTCACATGCAATCATGTGTTCGCTTTAAATCACGGGACGATAGATGATTGGTGTGCCGAGCATCTGAATAGAGTGACAGACATCTATACAGTTACACGCTATCAGTCAAAGAAAGATGTGCCATTGTACGAAGCTGATTATGATGAACTTTTGATATAGAGTAGACCTAAAAAAAGGGAGTCTCGAAAGACTCCCTTAATGTTACTGCATGTTTCTTATTGTCTTGACAAAGCTTATGCCAAGATATTGTCGACTCGGAAGATCCTGTAGTACTGATTGGTACGAGCAGTAGCAAGTCCATCAGCCGCAGAAGCTCCGACATATGGGTTAGATACCATACCATAACGAGTCTTAAACCCGATACGTGGTTGGAAGTCATCTTCGCCAATCGCACGAACCATCTGTAAAGGCACATATGGGCAGTAGAAAATACCAGCATCATATGGGTTAGTACCCTTATAACCAACAGTGACATAATCACCGACAGCATATGGATCGATATAGACTTTGATTCGACCGTTAAGAACACCAGCAAAAGTATTACCGGTATCATCTACGTTCAAGCTAGTAGCAAGAGCAGGAGCATAATCAAGCATTCCAGCCGCAGTTAGAGCAGTAGCAACGTCTGAAGAACAGATCACTACATTACCTTTACCACGTCGAGTTTCTTTAGCAATGACGTTACACTCACGATCTAATTGTACTAATAGACCCTTGAACTTCTCAACACTCCAACGACCATCAGCATCAGTTGACAAGTCAAAGATACCGTTAGTTGCTGTGTTAGCTTGCAAACAACCGATTTTAGCTTGGCTGTTGATAGTACGGATGATCTCGCGATTCATCTCTGAAAGGATCTCAGTAGAAAGAATGTTAGCAAGCTCAGTCTCAGCATCAAGACCGTGGATAGCTTTCAAGTCTTGCGCTAATTCGAGCGAGTAAGCCGCTTTCAGGGCACGTGACTTAGCTGTTACAGTAGCTTTCTCGATAGTGAATCCCATCTCTGCGAACGCAGATCCAGTGCTTCCGAGTGCTTCTGCATCTACAGTAGGCATAGCTCCGCCAACTTTAGGAACATAAACAGCGCCAGAATCAACTAGGGTTCCGTCAGCATCAGTATCAGTTGCGCCGACAAGACCAGAAGGTCCACGTCCATCTGTGGTAGCTGAACTGTCACCAGAGAAGCCGGTGACTGCTTCGCTGAAAAACGCTTCGTCACCAGTAGTAGCTCCGGCACGAGTTGTTTTGTACTGGCTCTTCATAGCGAAGATAAGACCAGTAGGTCCAGTCATTGGCTGAACACCAGCTAGGTCGTATGCCATCAAGTTAGGCATAGCGCGTCGAACTAGAGCAATAAGGATAGGATTCCAGTTGCCATCAGCGCCAGTTACAGTAGCGTTAGTGTTAGTAGGTGACTCAGAAAGCATTGCGGCTTGCTCACCCATAGCTTTTTCTTGGTTCTCAAGAACAGCGGCTGTTACCGATCGACGGTGGCTGTCTGCGATTGTTCCTGCAGACTCTTCGTTGAGGATTGCTCCCCACTTTTCGACTAAATTGTCGTATGATTGTTGCATTTTTAATACTCCGTATTTAAAAAATTAAGTTACTTTTTGATTGTTTTAAGTGCTGAAAGGTATTGTCCCATTACGCCAGAAACTTCTTCAGGCGCAGAGGCTACATCTTCCATGATCGCTTCTTCAGTTGTAGCCACTTCTTGTTTGAAGTACGACTCTTTTACAGTCTTAACTTTCTCTGCAAAGGATTCAGCATCTTCAAAATCGAGTGATTCAACTAATGAGGCTAGCTTTTCGATCTGTGTGTCAGCAAGGTCACCAGCATTTTCACGGATAATCTGTGAACGCTTTAGCCCTTCTAATTCTTCTGACATTGCAATAGATGAACCTACAGAATCGTTGAGTTTAGTTTCTAACTCTTCAACTTGCTCCGCTAGTTCGTCTACTAGATTCACCTTAGACTCAGGTACATCGATATAAGATTCAACAAACAAGTCTTTAAGACTAGCCATGAAACCTTCTGCTATCTCAGTACGTAAACCAGATTCTACAGCTACCTGATTCTCTTTCATCCAGTTCTCAACAACATAATTGAGATATGAATCCACTTTCTCAACAAGGTCGCTTCGAGTTGCCTCTAGCTCTTCGTCAAGTCGTGATTGGTATACATCTTCTAATCTATCAGTCTCTTCCGAGATTTTAGCTTTGACAGCAGTTGCAAAGATTACAGCGGTTTTCGCTTTGAATTCATCTGACAATGTGCTTTCTGATTCAACAAGATCATTCAATTCATCCGTAACAGAGAACTCAGGCAATACAATTGCATCTGACTCTTCCATTTCGAAATCTTCGGAGAACTTACTGAAAACAGCGTTCAGGTCAGCTTTCTTCATAGAAGATAGTTTCCCGTACATAGCATTTAGTAAACCGGCTTTAGTCTTTGGTGCTGGATCTTGCTTAGTGCTATCACCCTTACGTACTGGTGCTTTGCTCTTAACTCCATCCTCTGCCTTATCTACA